GTAGTGCAGTTCGTTAGCTTCGTTTATAAAACATATATGGCGCTTCCTACCACGTATTTTCTGGGGTTCGTCTACAGACAGAAACGATATAGTACAGCCGTTATAAGTAAAGGTGTTTTCGCTTTTGTTATGTACGCCTTTGTAGTAGATACCTAGGCGCTGTAGTATTCCTATTAGGTCGCGCTGTACAGAACCTTTAATAGCTGGTAGCGTTTTACGTACTATATCAATCGTAAGCGGCTTTTGCGCCGTTGTTATACGGTATACTAAGTATTGACATACTGCAAATGTTTTACCGCTTCTAGTACCGCCCTGGTGTATTTTTATTCTGGCTTTACTATTGAGGGTTTGGTAAAATTGTATATTACAGCTTTCTGTTACTTTTTGTCTGCTGGCTTCCATTCGATTAGCTTGCTTTCTATACTACCGTCGTGGGCTATCTCTTGGCGTTCTATATAGCCGCGTTTCTTACCTTTTGTCTTTAGGTAGAATATAATAGCCGTAGGGTTTTCGTCCCTTATAAGGCTATGTAGTTTACTTTCTGCAAAGTCTAGGGCTACGTTACTAATATCGTCTACAGCATCTTTAAAGGCTTTGTCTTTAGCTATCCATAGGTAGTAAGTTTTCCTAGCTATACCTACTTGCTTGCAAGCGGTAGTTACTACGCCTAAGCTTTTTTCTAAGGCTTCTAGTAGTGCGGTTTTTTTCTGTTGTGTATTTTGTGTAGCCATATTGCAAAAGTACGTAAAAACGCCGTAAACTAATAAGCATAAAAAAACCCACTTAATTAGTGGGCTTGTTACTATAGCTGTTTTAGTAGCCGTTGGGCTTTGGTTATTATATTCCGCTGCCGTATTAGTTCTTCGTTTAGCTTGTTAATTTCGTCGTCTTTTAGCTTAATAGACAACCTTAGCTGGGCTATTCTGGCTTCGGCTTGGTCTAGCTTTGTTTTGCGGCTTTGTATGTATTTAAGCGCTGGAAAATGTATTTTTTGCATTGTTTCTGTTTTTAGTGTTATTATAAAGGGGGTTTTTACACCCCCTATTTGTTTCATTTATATTATTTCTAAATCGTAAACTGATTTATTTAATTTATTACATTGCTGTAATAATTGACTTGCTATAAAAGTTATCTGTGTATTAGGTAATTTATTTCCTGATTTTCTTAATTTGTTTTCGATGTAGTTTAGTTTAAATTCTGTTGTCATTTTGTCTGTTTTTAATTGTTTAACAGTACAAATGTACACAAAAAATCTATAGTTGCAAATAAATCTTAAACTTTTTAGGTTTTACAGGTTAGCTATTCTACTTTTAAACCAAACTTTATTTTAATTTGTGTACGTAGTAGACCGTTTTCGGCTTCCAGTTGTATAACCCTTTGGTATAGTTCAGACTTTTCTAGTTTAAGCCGTTCTAAGTCCCTTTTTAATAGTATATCTGGTTTCGACATTTGCTATAAATCAGTATACCAGCCTATAGTTACGCCGAATAAAAAGCATAATAACTGTAGCTGGTGGGTATTGTGGTTAGTTGGTTCTTCGCCGCGTGTAAAGCTATCAGTATAAGATACGCCAACAGTACAGCCGTAGATAGGAAAAAAAGTTAAAAACATAGTATTTATTTATTATATTTTTTATAAAGATAGGTATAAAGTTCCCATATTTTAGCGCTGGCTTCTTTATTATTGGTGTATAAATCTGGGCTGCGGACCTTTTTACCGTTGTCTTCTATTACTATTCCTAGCCCTTTACGCGTGGCTACAGTATAAATTTTTATACCGTTTTTAAGCGCCCAGGACATAGCCTGGTGTTTGTCTGTATTCATTATGCTAATTTGTGTTAGTTTATGTTAGTTTATGTTATTATATGTTATACTAGTCCCAGGGTACGTTTGTGTCTTTTATTACTTCAAAGGTCTTACTAGCCTTACCTATAGGCTTATATACGCCGCCGTTATGGAAGTCTGGCGCTAGGTCAAATTGTCCCAGCTGTCCGTTTTCTTTACGTTTTATTTTTTCTACGTATATAGTTACTAGGTCGCTTTTGTATTCTGTCTTTTGACCTACAGACCTAAAGCACACTAGACCGTTATACGCCTTATTATAGAAGTCTGCACTGCCGCTAATATCGTACAGGTTAGGCTTTTTAAATACGCCGTTATCGCTTTCTATTTTTCTGGGGTGTGCTACTAGGAATAGGTGGGTATTGGTCTGCTGGCAAAACTGCGTTATTTCACTTAGTAGTTTTCCTATATATGTGAAGTCGCGCTGGGCGCTGTGGTCCAGCATATTCCAGGGGTCTATTACTAGTACGTTTACGCCTTTTTGGAATACCAGCTGCCTAAAAGCGTCTAGTATACCTTTCAGCGTTAGGTTTTCTAAGTCTATTTTTATCCAGTAAAAATGTTCTTCTATAAAGTCTTTTGTATTATTTAGGTCGTCTGTGCCGCAGCTTTTACCGTTTAGTTTGTCAGCTATACGCTTTATATGACCTTCGTATGGGTAGCTTTCTGGGCTAAACATAGCGCAGCGGAAGTTATATTTAGTAGCTATATTAACTAGAACCTGGTCTATAAAGTCAGACTTACCGCTATTAGGTATACCAGTTACTACAGTCCATTCTCCGAAGGCCATATTGAAGTAGTTGTCGCTTTCGCCTAGGTTTATACTATAGTTTTTTATACCGTTTTCGTTATAGTTTAGTACGTTATTCCATATATTATTTAAGTTTAGTACGCCTTCTAGTGGGAAGTTCTTAGCGTCGCTTATAATTTGCCGTAAGGTTTCGCCACCTTTTTGTATTAAAACTTCGTTAGCGTCTTTGTAATCGCCAAACTCGACGTATTTACAGCGGTAAGCGCCTAACCTTCTGGCTAGTTCGTTACGTAGCTGTAGCCCTGGCTGGTCGTTATCGGTGCATAGTATTATTTCGTCTTTGTCTTCAAAGTACTTATAGCAGTTATCTAAATAGTCTAGCTTTTGCGTTCCTTTACTGGCGCCGTTAGGTACACTACAAACGCTGTATAAACCAGCTTCGTGTAAACTTAGCGCGTCCATTTCGCCTTCTACTATATAGCAGCGCTTTCTGTCTTTAAGGTTGTCTACACCATAAAATATAAGTTCAGCGCCACTAACCATTTTAAAGTTTTTTTCAGCGTCCCTGTATTTTACGTTTATTAGTTCGCCTTCCCTAAAATAATTAAAGTTAATAGTTCTACGTTTTTTCTGTACTTGTGGTATGTATTCTAGACTTTCGCCTATTTTCCAGTGTACTAGCGTTGGTTCTGTTATTGACCTACCAGCGAACCAGTCTATAATACGGTTATTTAGTTCAGCGTTTACCTTTGGTGGCTTTGTATATTCCTTTTTGGGCGTAAATTTTACGTTACCAGCATAGCCGCAGTTATGGCAGTTATATACGCCTTCGTCTATATTTACGCTTAGGCATTTGTCGCTTTTGTTTTTTCTGGTGTGGCTACATTTTGGGCATATTGTTTTAGTTTCGCCGCTGTTAGCCGTTAGGTGTATACCTAGGTCTTGTAGTTTCTGTTTGTATTCCATTTGTTTCTATTGTTTCGTTTGCTAACCTACAAAATAATCTAGTGCAAAAATTAGCATTTGTACTGTAATTATATAAATAGCAGCAAAATAAGCAGCTGCTTTTAGTAAAAATTTATGGTTTCTGTTTAGTTGTATAGGTTTAATTTTTGGTAGCTTCATATCTTAAAATTTATTTTTTTGTTAGTTAAAAATTATATAAATAACGCTTTACAGCGCTGCTTTTTTCTAGCATCATTACTTGTTTTTCTACTTTATTAGTGTCGTTAAAAATAGACTGCCTAGGGCTGTTTATAGTCTGGCTTGTGTATTCTATACTATCTAAATCAAATACCCAGCAGCCTTTAAAATCTATTACAGCGTAGTACCGTTTTGGTACACATATATCTAGTAGCGCCTGGTATTTATATACTTCTAGCATTTTATCTATATACGCTTCGTTTCTAAATTTAAACTCTATTATACATTTTTGACCGTTCAAATCTAAACCCATAGCGTCGTAGTGGCTGTAGTCTTCGCCAGTCCATTCTAGCTTCCAGTCGTCTAAATTCAGTAGGAATACTAGCTGCTGTTCTAGTAAGTGTATTTTTTCTATACTATTTTTTGTGTGCATAGTCTAGTATTTACTGTGTGCATATTCTAGTATTTGTTTATATTCTGCTGGCGTTAAATTCATTTTCAAATTAAAGTCCTGTATTACGCCGTTATTAGTATTTGCTTTTACCATTTTAACGCCGTCTTCTAAATACGGTACCAAGTCTTTAACGCCTTTTAGCTTGTTTAAAGCCGCAGGACGCGTTCTAAGCGCGTTTCGTTCCATAAACCTGTCTACATACCGTATACCATTTTTGTCGTTGTTACGTAGCTTTAAAACGCTTAAAAAGTTTTCAGACCAGAATTGGTCCTGTCTTAACTGTCTACAAACTTCGTAAACTTTACGTAAGTCGTAACCGTCTATACGCTCTATTCTGTCTAGGCAAACCTTCCATTTTTCTATAGTGGCTGGCGTTTTAGGTCTATACCTTTTAGGAAAAAGTTGTACGAAGTGTTGGTAGGCTTTTTCGACATTTTCAGACTTCGTACTAGTATTTCTTTTTGTATATGTAGTAATATCTTTATTACTATATATACTAGTATTACTTTGTA